CAGTTGCCCGTAGAAGCATTATCCCAAAGCGACCAATGTGAGTACGTTTCTGTTGCCGCGACGTTGGTCCATTCAAGAGTCGCAGAAGAAGCCATCGAACCCGACGAAGCAGCCGACCACGACACCGACTTACGAGTAGTCTCAGTCGCAGCGTTGCTCGTGCCCGCCTCGCCTGGGTCGCCGGTGTGCAACTTGACGTAAGTGGTGGTGACAGCAAACGACTGATTCCTCAGAGTGTTAAGTAGTGCGTTTTCGGCGTAGTTAGAAATTGACATCGCGACAAGTGTAGCAAACGCAAAAAGCGGGGAACATCAGGTGAAACACCCGATGCTCCCCGCTCTGCGAGGGACAGCTAAATCAATTAGCTGTTTGCGCCGATGCTGGACGACGACTCGATGCGACGGAGCGATGCCTCACGGAATCGACCGTAACCGCCGAGCCAGTACCAGCCGATCGGGTTGAAACGCATGAGCGAATCCACGATCGGGCCGCGAACGACCTTCGGGAACGCGCTGTTGCCATCAACCTGGCTGTACGCCTTTGCGAGTGCCTGACGACCCATGATGTGGGTGCAGTACACGTCGATGGTTCCGGTGGTGCTGGTGCCGTTCGAGGCGTTCTCGAAGACCTTTGCACGTGGGGTTTCGATGAAGCGCACCGACTCGAAGGTGCCGATTTCGCCGTTGTAGATGTTGGCGGTATCGACAGCGACGTGCGGAGCGTTCCACGAAGCGTTGCCGGTTTCACGACGCAGGTCGTACGACACGTCTGGGTGAATGAAACCCATGTAGTAGCCGTTGAACGTTGCGACGTTGGCCTTGCGAAGCTGTGCGGTCACCTTGCGGATGTCGTTGGCTTCGATGATGTCTTCTGCTGCGACCGTGACACGGCTCGACGGATCGGACGATCCACCGCCACCGTAGACGACGTTCGTGCCACCAGCGAGAACTTCGCGGATGACCTGATCGATGGAGTCACCAGCGTTGTAGCCGATGACGTTCGCTGCGGTGACATCCACATCGAGGAACGAGGTTCCACGAAGCTTGGCGGTCGTGTTGACGGTGTTGCCGTACTCGGCAAGGGTCACCGTGACCTGCGAATCGCTCATCGCGACCGGATCAACGTCTGCCGTTTCCGAGAGGGTCGAGGTTGCTGCTGCGAGATCGGAGAAGATCGTGAACGTCACCGACGAACCAGGCATGGACTGGTTGGTTGGCTGCACGTCTGCCGCCTGATCGAACAGAAGCTCAGAGCGCAACGCGAAGTATGCGATCTGATCGTATGCTGCCTGATCGACAGACAGCGATGATTGCTGGGTGTAAGCCACTTGGCTACTTCCTTTTTGTTTGGGGGTTTACAGGTTTTCTGCTTCAGCTCTCGCCTGAGCCAAGATCTGCATCACTTCATCGGCTGAACGTGCCTGCTTGATTTTGGTGCTGTAGTCGACAACCGGTTCGCTTGTGTCACCCGCACGAGCAGCCTGAGCCACCCTGTTCCACGCCTGCTGTTCACCAGACGTGTCTTGCTTACGAATGAGACTTGCTTCTTCGGCCGCCTGTCGGATTGCTTCCGGTGAAAGTTCACCGTCATAGCCCTTTACGAAATACTTGGCGGCTGGATTCGACAGATCAAGACCTGCCTCAACAAACGCCAACTTCCGTTCGGCTTCCGCTTTGGCTACGACCTGCTCCTTCAAAGCCTTATTTTCGGCTTCGAGTTTCCGCAGATGTGCCCTAACGGGATCCTTCGGCTGTTGCTCTACCGCGTCCTCATCAAACTCAAAGTTTGCTTCTGACATGGCTCACTCCTTCTGCCCACATCTGGTTGGAGGTTCCAGATGGCTGCAAAGTCTCACCCTTGTTTTCACATCGAAATCGGGGGGTTCCGATGGTGTCCCTGTTGGAACACCCAGAGTGTAGCACACACCACTGTCAGTGGTTACTGTGCGGTGCCGACACCTGTCTCGATAGCGCCTGAAGTAGCTCCGGTGGTGCGAGTGAACTGACCGCCACCAGCGAACTCTGCGGTACGCAAACGGCGACGACGCTCCAACTCCTGCTGAGCCTGGATGTTCTGGTTGAACTGTGCCCCAACCAGTTCCTCTGTGGAGAGTGCTGTTTCACCTGCGAAGGTTTGACGCAACTCACCCAATGCACCAATCTCAGCAAACCCACGCTGGGCTTCAGCCTCCGTGATACCGCGTCGAGCCAGATCCTCAGCAAGCGCACCAGTCAGCTGGATGCCACCTTGCTCGGCTCCACGGGCAGCGATCTGGGCGGCACGAGCCTGACGGGTCAGGAGCGGTGCGGCACGTTCAGGGTCCAAGAAGTACGCAGCCAGTTCAGCGTCACCCACCCCATAGAGCTGTTGCATCTGGCGCTTCACCTCTGGGTCAGCGTCAGCGACAGCACGATACCCCTGCTGGACACGCTCATTCAACTCAGATGGAGAAACATCACCTTCGAGAAGTGCGGTGAAGTCATCGTTCTGGTCATAGAAGTTGGCTGGCATACCGTTCGCGCGAAGCGTTTCCCGATACTGGTTCTCCAACGCAATATACGACGCAGGATCCAACTCAGACAAACCTTTACGGGCACGGACAGCGTTCGCAGCGAAACGCTTCTGATACGCAGGCTGTTCACGCAACGCGAAGATGATTGCGTCAGGGTTATTGATGTTGACGGTTTCACGCACAATGATCTGGTTGTAGGTGTAGTCGGCTAGTTCGCCAAGACCGTAACTGGACAGCACGGCGTTGATGGTGGAACGGGCATCCTGTCGGCGCTGGTTCGCAGCCAAAGCCTCAGCAGCAGCACGAGCCTCACGATCCAAACGCATCTCACGAGCAACAGGATCCTCAGCCTCCTCAACTGGAGGAGTCGGCGTAAACGACTCAACGATTGGACGCTCTCGCGAAACAGTCGTGCCAGCAGCCTGCTCCCGTTGAATTTGCTCAGCCCGCTGACCAGCATCCATCATTCCAAGATCACTCATTACTGAACCTTCCCAAACGCTCTAGCAATCGACAACGCCACATCCGTAGCCTGCTGATTAGCCTGCTTCGTGTATTGCCAACCGAACCGAGAATCAGACTTCAAACGCTCAATCCAATCACCAAGCGACATCTGACCAGTCTCCTTCGTACCGAACGCCTGAAGATACGGGCCAGAGAACATATCAATCTTGTCTTCCGGTTGCTCCAAAATCTGTGCCGCATACTTCTGATAGTTGCCACCGATTTCTTCGAGCGTCAACCCACGATCAATCTGATCTGCGAGCTGGGGCATCGCACCCTTCGCCCAGTTTTGCGCCTTCTGACGCAACCCTTCCTCGGTCAACACCACACCTGCTGGGGTTGGTGCACCGGTAAGGATGGACTTCAGTTCAGCGTCACTCACGTTGTAGTTATAGGCGCGACCAATAGCACGAATCCTGTCCGCATCAGCGGCTTCCATCGCACGGGTGGCGACAGCAGTCGGCTGATCGGCTGGCTTCAGGATGTACGAGTAAGCGGCCTGACGCAAGCCAAGACCAGTCAAACCTTTACGAGCCGCATCAGAAGCCAGAGCATTGAGCGTGGTTTCGTCTAAACCAACATCGCCAAGTTCACCAGACAGTTCCAGTTTCTTGGCATCAACCAGCGCTTTCTGGGTTGCTGGCGTGGACTGATCGAACTGTTTCGCAGAAGAGGTGGTGTTCAGGTAGTAGTTCGTTTGCCTGAACGCAAGTTCGTACGCCTTCAACCCATCTTCGGTTTTTAGCCCGCCGAACTTGCCGTTCGGGTTCGCGGCTTCGATCATCAATTCAATTACGTCTTGCCCGAAGTGCGTGGTTGCGTTCTCAGTCAACCAGTCATTGTTGTAAGCAGGGAAGCGTTCACGCAAAATGTCCTTCCATGCGTCAGGTGAGACAACCGGAGCCTTCTTGCCTTTGCCCTTACCTTTGACTGGCGTGACGCTCGGCGCAGATGGTGGGACGCTTTCAGTCGGCGTTATGGTCGGCTTTGCTGGGACGACATTCGATGTTCCACCAAGACGTTCACGAGCACCGGAGGGCGTAACTGTCGTAGTTGTGGTCTTGGCTGGGGTGACGGGCACGGCTTCGTAGGATGCTGTGCCGACAAGACGACCGATGCTTTTCCCTGCCGACATCAAATCAATGTCTTCCTGAATCTGTGCAGGAAGATTGACCGCCGCAGTGAATTCCGCCTCACTAATCTGCCCGTTATTGAACGCCCGTCGAGCCTGGTTCGCTGCGGTTTCAGCAGACCTCTTGGCTGTCTTGGCTCGATCAATAGCCAGTTTCGTTTGAGCAACTATGTCTTCCACGACCTGACGCTGCGCACCAGCCTGCTGTTCGGAAGTCTGCTCCTGCTTCGTCTCAGCCTCAACTGCTGGCTCCAAGATGTCAGGAATCAGAATGTCGCGAATCTCCGTCAGCGAATAACTCTTACCTTTATAGGTGAACTTCTTGCCAGCAGCAAGCGCTTCTTTGGCTTTCTGAAGATCGTCACTCGCAGCCATTACGAGCCACCCAAGATCCGTGAGGTGATGTCAGCTACACGAGCAAAGTTGTATGCCTGTTCTTCTGCTGGCGCAACTTTGCCTGGAGCCATTTCAATAAGTGTAGATGTCTGCACATCAGTGCCACCGCGAATCTGACCCTGGATGTTGGCAACCTGCTGCTGACGTTCCTGAGGAGTA